TGACAAGTATCCTAATTTATGGCAAGAATTGGAGGAGTTTTTAAGTGAAGAGTGAGGAAGCAATGAAGAATTTACTTAGAGTAGGTAGGTATCTTAAAAAGAATATGCCTAAGATTAAGGATATTAAATTTTGAAAATATATCTGGCTAATTATGAACCAACTAGGCAAGGTGGCGGTTGGGCATGGCAGAGGTCATTCGCTACAGGATTCAAAATATCCTCTTATGATGAGGCTGATATTTTTCTCATTGCGGGGGCAAGCATGTTATCAAGAGAAGAAGTCCAACAAGCCAAAGCTGATGGTAAAAAGATAGTGCTACGGGTGGATAACTTCTTAAAGAACTCCCGTAATCGTAATACCGGAATGACACGAATGAAAGACTTTGCTGACTGGTCTGATTTGATTATCTACCAGAGTGAATGGGCTAAAGAATTCCTGTCCCCATTTCTAGGTAAGGATAAAAAATCAGCGGTGATTCTTAATAGCGTAGACGAGAGAATATTTAATACGGAAAACCTTACACGAGGAGATAGTCCAGTCTATTTATATTCAAGATACAACCGTGATGAATCTAAGAACTGGCCGATAGCTCAGTATTGGTTTCAAAAAACACATCAGGAAAACCCCGAAGCAAGCCTCTATATAACTGGTAACTTCTCGCCTGAACTTATAGAAAATGAGTTTGATTTCTATGCTGGAGAGAACATTAAGTACTTTGGCATATTACCTCCTGAAAACATGGCGGATATTTATAGGATGAGCGATTATTTTATATATCCATATTTTATGGATGCATGTAGTAACACGCTGATTGAAGCCCTTATGTGTGGTTGTCAAATTGCCTCAGTTGACTTTCTTTTAGAAGGCTCGGCACAGGAAATTATGAAAAAATTTAATCAGGATAAAACCTATTTCCATCTTGACAGGATGATTAATTCTTATAAGGAGGCTTTAAATGTCCTCTAGCTATTACTCAGGTATTGAATTGGTGGCACACAATGAACTATAATATAACTATGAAGAAGAATGGACGTATAGTAAAGTGTGATTGGTGTAAGAGTACAATATATAAAAAATTAAGTCATTTAACAAAATATAAATATCATTATTGTTCTCAAGAATGTAGAATAAAAGCCTTAAACCATAACAGAGTACCTTGGAATAAAGGCACTATTGGAATTATCAAGCCAAACTCCGGTAGCTTCAAGCCCGGTCAGAGAACGTCAATCGACACAGAGTTTAAACCTAAGAAACATGCCTTTATCGGGACACTTAGTGAGTATAAATATATTCATTATAAAGTCGGTGTTTTATTCGGGAAGCCAAACCGATGTGAAGATTGTGGCAAAGATGACCTTACAGGTCGGCAAATTCATTGGGCTAATATTACAGGCACTTATAATACAGACAGAGAGAATTGGAAGCGACTATGTGCGAAATGCCATGCAATATTCGATGATAGGATACCCCATGCCAAGCTCATATAGACTTACATTAGAGAAGTTTTTATCTGAACTTGACGTTAAAGCTGAAAAAGTATTAGGAATTGGTGACGCACAGAAACCAACTAAAGGACGTACTAAATCATGGGATGTTAAGGAATATCTAATTGCAGATTTACCTCAACCTCATGCTGATAGTCCGAAACCTGATATAGAACTAGACTTGAATACTACTCCTATGGTATCTGATGATTATGGTGAATATGATTTGATATTTTGTCTTGAGGTGATGGACTACATATTCAATCCTATTGACGCATTTAGACGTATGAAGAGCTTATTAAAAAGCGGAGGTATAGCGTGGCTATCATTTCCCTCTCAATATCCCTTACATCAACCAGTTGAAGACGATGCCCTACGATATATGCCTGGCGGTATTAAAAAGCTTGCGAGATCAGTAGGGCTTGAGATTATTCAAATGATACCCCGCCGAACCGAAACCGATGCTATATACAGGGCTTTCAGAGCAGAACGTATGCGATGTGCAAAACATGAAGACCATAATATAAGTGGGTGGATTGTAGGGTTTCGTAAGTGAAAGCTGTTATAACCAGCATCGGAGAACTAACCACTGAGGTTTGTAAATGGAGTTTGGAACGTAATGGGTTTGAAACTATATTAATACAAGATAAAAATACTTTATTAGCCGAAAAGCTGGAACAAATATATAAGGAAATAGATGAAGATTTTGTTCGGGTAGACGCTGACGTAGTCCCTAATAATGTCCTAACGCCTGAACTGATGAGCAATTTCAGTAATGGCTTTTGGTGGTATCAGTTCCTAACGTTTGATTGGTTCAAGCAGGAAACCACTCATGGTGGTATCCAGTTGGTTAAAAAGGAAGCTATACCTATCCTCAGAGCCAATATAAGCCGTTTTAAGAACGCTGAACGTCCAGAGAGCCAAATGTACCGACTTGAGGAATTTCACAAGCCTAGACGCTGTAAAACTATTAATGCTATCATGGGGCTTCACAACTATAAGAATGATATTGAACGAGTTAAGGAAGTGAAAAAACGCCGGGGGCAGAGCAATTATGATTGGGAACTTGCGGAAAGGCTTAATTCATTGTGAAGTTAAGTGTATTTACCACTGCTAGCAATGCAAGCGAAAGAGGAGATAATTTAAGAGATGCCCTTAATTGTTATACAGATTTAGCCAATGAAGTTATCTGTATAGATGGTGGCTATGGGGCAAAAGATGGTCAGGGGGGAAATGGTAAACGGATAGCTCATAAATGGCCTATAGAATTCGACTGGAGCTTCATCGGAAATCAGTTTCAGCGAGGATATGAAGCTTGTACTGGTGACATAGTAATTCACGCTGATCTTGATTTTATCTTTCACGAAAAAGACTTTGAAAAAATTAGAGAAGCTTGCAAGCAAATGTTAGATTCAGATGCTCCAGCTCTTTCATTTTACAAACATCAGTTCGTGTTACCTGATAGATATAATCTTAAAAGCCGATTGGTCATCGCTGTTAATAAGAAAAAATACGGTGATAGAATAAGATTTGATTCAGGAGGTGACCTAGCTCAGCCCTCGCTGAATGGAAAATATATAAGTCCCGATGATGTTCCTGAAGCTAGAATACCCTTTTACAATTATGAGAAAATCTTGAAATCTAAAGAACAAATTAAAGACGATACTGGGCGGATGGCTAGAGCATGGCAAAGACACTTCGGAGAATATAAGTTGGGCGGGCCAGATGATGAAAGTGCTTTTGAAGAATGGTTAAAAATGCAAAAAGGCAGATTAAATAAGCCACAAAAGTTTATAGAATTATCTGATCACCCCCTATACATGCAGGGAACAATCAAGAACCTTAGACCTGAGAATTTTGGTTACTCGGCTTTTGGAGAGGAGGTTAATAGTTATGTTTCGGGTCGTTAGCGTCTGTGATAAAGAAGGAACTGCAATTCATCGCCTAGCTAAAGGACTTATTCCCTATATGGATAATATTGATTATCAAGTAGTGGATGTACACCCAAAAAAACCTAGTCCTGAGCAATTACAGAGATTTGAAAGCCTTGCGAGAACAGCCGATATAATCGACGCTCAATATTTTAGAACCATCGAGATGTTAAGAGATAGGTATAGTTGGATAAGGGATATAAAAACCATATTAACAATGCACAACCCCTATTCAATAACCGAATCGGACTGGAACAGTTACGACATCGTAGTTGCTAATAATAAAACTATATTTAATAATCTAAAACAAATAACTAAATCCGAACTTAGATTAGTCCCAAATTCGGTAGACCCTTATTTTTGGAAGTTCAATGATGATTATAAATTCCCCCGTTCGGTTATCATGGTAGCGAATCGTATAGAATCTAAAAAAGGAATCCTGCCTGTGGCAAAGGCTTGCAAGGAAATCGGAGCAAAACTACATCTCGTAGGGAACATATCAGATATGGAGTACTTTAATGAGATAATGAAAACCGAAGCCGTTGAGTTCTCGCAGAATATATCAGATGAGGAATTAAGAGATAAGTATCATCAGTCAGGTATTCATGTCTGTAATTCCGTAGACAACTTTGAGTCTGGTACTATGCCAATGATAGAGGCTATGTACTGCGGAGTGCCTGTTTTGACGAGGGTAATCGGACAAGTCCCCGATATCAAAGAAGAAAATAACTTGGTCATTCAAGATAGCTCGCCTGATGATGTGGAACATATATCTAATTTACTAGAAGAAATGTTCGCAGATAAGAAAAAGCTTGAGGACATGCGACATAATGCGTGGCTATCGGTTAAGGATAGGAACCACGAACGTAGAGCCTATATGTACCAACGAATCTACCGAGAACTTATGGGCGGTAAGAGCGTAAGTGTGATAATGCCTATCGCAGACCAGCCCCATGTCACTAGGGATTGTATTTCAGCAATATTGAATCAGACTTATAACAATCTTGAGTTGATAGTAATAGATGATGGAGATGAAAAACAGAAGGCGGTTATAGATGATATACAACTGACCGCTAATATCCCTATAAAGTATCTGAACATTGACCATAGCGGGTACAACCTAGCTAAAGCCCGTAACTTAGGAATCATTGAATCTACCTCCGAAGTATTGGTGTTTGTTGATCAACGGATGATTTTAGAACCCAATGCCCTAGAAGAATTCTTAAAATACCTTGCTCCGAAAAAATGGCTATACGGTTCAAAAGGTTTGAAAAAAGATTTTGTGGAAAATTTCAGCTGTATCAATAGAGATGACATTGCAACTATGGGAATGTTTAATGAACGAATTACTACTTACGGTGGGATGTCTCAGGAGTGTCGTAGCCGAGCTAGGCGGCAAGGATTTATCTTAGAATATATTGAATCAGCCAAAGCGAACCCTAGTAGGAAATCATCTAACCGCAGACGGAAGAAAATAGAAATCATGGAAGCTAAAAATTTATTATGGCGAGTAGGTCTTCAGTGAAAGACAGAATAAATATTATCACATCTTTAAATCATTTGGGCAACGAATTTGACACACTAAAGCTTGCCAAGAAGTTTCCCATCAAGTTTCACTATTTAGAAAACAACGTTAGAAAATGGAGCAAATTTTCACCTCGACCTCGACCCGAAACATGGCTTACTAAAGATGAATTCGAGTGGGTTCAATATTACGAAAAAGGAAAGTATGATGTTGCGATTCTAAGAGTAGACCAACAACATGTGAACCCGAATATCGGAAAAGCGGTACCATACAATGATTTAAATGAACTTATACAGGATATCCCAAAGATTGTAGTAAATCACGGTACTCCTATGTACCCCGAAATGTATGAGGAAGACATGGTTATAAATGGTGGCGAAATGCAAACCTCGCAAGGGGTAGTAAAAATCAAAGGCATGAAAGAGAAAATCGGTGATAACTTTATGATAGTTAATTCATATGATGCGGTTGACCGCTGGGGGTGGGGCTATCCGATTATACATGGATTATCGCCTGATGAATGGTGGGACTTGCCTAAAGAACCCAGAGTGGTGATGATGATATCTCCCGGCGGACTAGATAAGTATTACAATCGCACACTCATAACCCATATAAAAAGTAGACTCAAAGAAAAGACTGGGCTTGATTTAATTCATGTTACTGTAAATTTCAAAGCCCATGATTGGGATGATTATCGAGATGTGCTTGGACGATCGCTTATATATATAAACCCTACTTTGGATTCCCCTATGCCACGAGCCCGAACCGAGGCTATGTTATCTGGATGTTGTGTGCTAACTAGTGAATATCATGGGGCAGACGAATTTATAGAACATGGCAAGGACGGATTCATAGTCCCCGATAACCCCCAGAGCTATGTAGAGACCATCCAGAACCTCATAACCTATAATTACAAGGATACGGTTAAAATAGGCCAAAGAGGGAAGCAAAAGGCTCAGAAGCTGTTTAATAATGACCGATATTTAGACGATTTATACCATGTCATATCCGAAATCGTAGATGGTAGGAGACCTAAGTGGCAGGGAGATAAAATCTGGTGATTCGTTTTTTCACGTTCTCCCAGTACCATAACCGTAAGAATGTGGGCTCAACGAAAATCCGTGCCCATAATTTAATTAAATATTGGCCTAAAGCTGATTTATACAAATATGGTGAACGCCCAGAAGTCCTTATATTCCAAAAAGTATATTGCACTTATGACTATAAATTCCCAAAAACTTATCCAGGAATTACTATACTCGATGTGTGCGATACGGACTGGAATGACACACCGGATATTTATATTAAAGAAACGTTAGATGGTGTAAATGCTGCGGTAGTGCCTACTAAAAATATGCAAAAGCTACTCCAACAAATGACAGATAAACCTGTAGTAGTTATAAAAGATCGCTTCGACTTATCTGAATTCCCTAAGCCCAAAATACATAATGGCAAAGCTAAAACTTTGGTATGGTTCGGCTATTCACATAACGCCGAATTAATGAATTATGTTATCCCAAGTATAGAAAAACGTGGGCTTAACTTAATCATAATCTCAGACAGTGACCCACACTTATATAAATATGCCAACGACCCAATAGAGTTTGAAAAGAAATATACTTGCATAAAATACAAACAGGAAACTATATATCAGGAACTCCAGAAAGCGGACATCTGCGTATTGCCTAAGGGAAACAGGCCACAGGACAGGTATAAGTCTGAGAACAAAACAGTGATAGCGGGATTATGTGGGTTGCCTGTAGTCACTAACGCAGAAGAACTAGACAGTATGATGGAAGCCGAAGCAAGGAATGGACATATCAATACAATACATAGTAAACTTAAGCAAGACTATGATGTTATGAAATCTATTGAAGAGTACAAGAACTTAATCAGGAATATACAGGAAATTGGATAAATGGCGGTCAAACCATATAAAGATAAAGAATTCAAGGCGTTTATATCGGCGATAGATGAAGGTCAGGTCGGACATTGGGTTGAGATAGCTAGGGCACTAAATGTTAGTGACGAAACAATCCTTAAATGGAAGCAACTCCCAGAAGCTCAAGAAGCTATACAAAGAGGCATTGACCACGCCTTACAAGCTATGCAACAGGCAGGTGGACGTGATTGGAAAATGTGGGAATCCAAGCTAAAGATGTTCGGAGTAAATCCTGCAACGAAAGTAGAAGCCACTATATCAGACCCAAGGCAGAAGATAATAGATAAGTATATGAGTGGAAAAGATGCTTCAGAAGCTTCGGAGGCTTAGAGCAGATCACTTACTTTTTCAACATGAGATAGTCTTCTATCCATATCAAGAAGAAGTAAGCGATAGAATATTAGAAGCTCTTATTCAGAACCTTAGAATTACGGCTGCTTCATCAGAGGAGGAAATAAAGAAGCTTGAACTGACTGAGATAGCTATTGAATTTTCCAGACAATCAGGCAAAACTACCGCAGTAGTATATACAGTAGAATTTATTCTTACATGGCTCTCGGTTTACTTTAATAGGCAGATTCATATTGGCATATTCGCCCCGCAGATAGAACAAGCTAAGACTGACTTTGATAGGTTAAAGGTCGCTCTACGTCGAGTTAAAGATATGATTGTAGTATCCGAAAAGCAACGGTTGGAGATTAAAGAACAGGAGAACTCCAAAACTTTAGTTTTACCTGACGGCTCATCATGCTATATATCTCCAGTTACAAAGACTTCCCGACCTGAGTCCAAAACCTTAGACTTAATGATATTTGAAGAATCCCAAGACCTAGATGACAAGATTGTAAAAGAAAGTATATTTCCTATAGGAGCTTCAACTAATGCCCCAAGAGTCCTTATAGGTACAGCAGGGGTGCAAATAAATTACTTTTACCGCTCAGGACAAAGTGGTGAGGCATTAAAACTCTATTATGACGATATAGTATCCCAACGCCGAGATGTCTATAATAAGACTAAAAACGCCACGCATCTTATTTATGAGCGAACGGTGCAACAAGAAATTGAAAAACATGGCCGAGACAGTGACGAAATACAACGCCCTTATTTTGGAAAGTGGTTAATTGGTACAGGCCAATTTGTTACCCAAGAAGATTTGGAAGCTTTAGAAGATAAAGATAGGTTGCCTACTGAAAGATATACTAAGACTTATTGTTTCGTAGGTATTGATGTAGCAAAGAATCCAGATAGCACAGTTGTCACAGTCCTTAGATATAACGAAGAAAAGAAATATAAGGAACTAATAAATTGGATAGAGCTTAGAGGTGAAAACTATATTGACCAGTTTGATATAATAATTGATTTTCTTACTAGATATAAGGTCATAGCTCTAGCGGTGGACTCTACTGGAGTGGGAGATCCCTTTACTGATATGTTTGCTAGAAATAGCGATTGGCGGGATGAGAACTCAGGACTTTATTCAGTAAAGTTTAGTGCACCAATGAAAGATAACTTATATCGTAACCTTAAAATATCCATCAAAGAGTCGTTGACTAGATTGCCAAAGCTTAGTACAAAGAAGGGGGAGAAATTCAAGCTACAGATGCTTGATCTTCAACAGGAATATAAAGGACAGCTCCTTTCTGTTCATCACCCTGATTCCGCAGATGCTCATGATGACTACTGCGATTCATTTGCACTGGCAGAATGGGCATATGCTAAATATCATGAGAACCAACCCGAAGTACAATTTATCGAGGTCGTTGACCCTAATGAAAGAAAAGTCGTAAAAGATGAGTCTGGTAAAGTCATTGATTACTGGCCTGGGATGGCGTAAGCAACCAGAGCCTAAAGCTAAAAAGAAAACTGTCAGTGGGGCTTCTGCTACCGTGGCAGACCTCTTTAAAACAGATACAGGTTTATCTAATTATCAGTCAGTGTCAGATAGATTACTAAAAGCTAACGAAGGCTGGGTATTTAAGAATAACGATTTAATAGCAAAAGAAGCCGGCAATATTGAGTTTGAACTATTTTCTATTAAACGAGTCGGTCAAGAGATTCAATTCGACCCCATCGTACAACATCCTTTACTTGAAGCTTTAGATAGGTTTAATGAGTTCACCGCCGCCAGTTCAGGCTTTTATCTGACTGAATCGCACCAGAACCTAGCTGGGGACGCTTTTTGGTACATAGATGGCAGGGGGCCGGTTATTAACGGAATCTATTTATTACAACCAGATAAAGTTAAGGTTAAGTTAGGAGAACCTACTTATGGGCAACGTATTATCCAAGCATATGAGTTTAAGGATAATGTTGGTGGAAAATCAGTCGATGAGACTTACGACGCCGATGAGGTAGTCCATTTTAAAAACCCTAACCCGAACAATCCTTATAGGGGTAAATCTAAAGTCGAAGCGGTGGCAGATGATATTGATACCGATAATCTCGCTACCTTAGCTAGTAAGAGGTTATATCAACGAGGCTTAA